CGCTCTCGGCCGGCACCGCCAACACCTGCGGCCAACCCTGCTGCGAGCTCCTGGTGATCCTTGCTTCCCACAACTCCGCAGCCCCGCCCTGCTGCAGCCACATCATGCCCTCGGCGGTCTTCGCCACCGCCGCCTGCTCGGCCTTGGTCATCGGCCGCCGCACAATGCGCTGCGCCTGGATGCCCGGATCAGCCAGCAGCATCTGCAGCTGCGGCAACAGCAGCCCCTCACAGACCTCGGTGCGGATCTGCTGGCGCTTGCCCCAATACCAGCGCACCCACCCGGCTTTGCGGGTTAAAGCGTCCAGGAGGACATCGTGCAGCACCTGCCAACCTTTGTTCGCCGTAAATAGCGCCCAGCGGCAGTAGTCAGTAGCCTGACGTGCAAGCGCCGTAGCCTGCGCATCGCTCCCCGCCGGATTATCCGTGCTGATCGGGCTGAAACTGACCGGGTCATCCACGCCGGTGAACACGCGCAACAGGCTCGGCAGCGTGCTGCGGATGGTATCGCGCACGACGGTCATCACCAGCTGCGACCGCCCTTTCTCCTCATCCCCGAACGGACGGCCGTTGTAGTATTCCGAGGCGTTCACCCGCTGCTGGCTCAGCGCCTGGTCATACTGCTGCGCCTCCTGGAAGTAGAACCGCGCCACCGCCTGGATCTCGCTGTCCTCGACCTGCAGCCGCTCGTAGATGATCTCCTGCTGCCACGGCACCTCGGACGGCTTGATGCTCGGCCGCAGCCCTGCCGCATACGGCCGCAGCTGCGACGGCAATCCATCGTCCGTATCGTCCGCCGTGTCGGTGTCCCGCTTCGGCAGCAACTGCAGCATGATCTGGTTGATGCTCGGCCCCTGCTCTACCGGCCGCATCAACCCCGGCAACGGCGGCATCGGTGGCGGGCCGTAGCTCTGCGCCGAAGGATCGAGCAGGCCCTGCGGCGCGCCCTGTGGCAGCAGCGCCGGAGGCCCTGTCGGCGGCATCGTGGGAACCGTGGCGCTCATCGGCTGTGCCGCAGCGCGTTGGGTGGTATCGCAGGCCGTGGCTTATCCCGCATCGCCCCAGCCAGATCCGTCATGGCGGCAAGCACCGCCTCCACGTCCCGCCGCATCTCCAGCACCTGGCGCAGCAACTCACCCAGCAGCGCATCGGTCTGGCCGAACGTCTGCTGCTGCGTCGGGTTGGCTTGTGCCTGCTGGTAGTGCTGCATGGCCACAACGTTCGGTGTCATCGCATTTACTCCATGCCCCGGATAGATTCCCGCACAGGCGTTTGACTATACAGCCAACTGTCGCTCGCCGACGACACGCCGAGGCCCCGATCACACAGCGACAACAGGAACGCATCGGCCCTGTCCGGGCTATGCAGCCCCCGCGTCCGCATCTGCTGCTTGCTCTCAATCTGGATGCGCCCATCGCTGGTGAACGCATACCGTGGCGCCACAAGCTCATCCCGCAGCTGTTCGTCCCGTGGCAGGCGGCAGGCTCTGCTCTCGAGCCAAACTCTCCCGTTCCCCCAGAGCTCGTCGCGTAGCCGCACATACCGACCCGTCGTGCTCGGCGCCTCGCCCACGTTGACGCATAACACGGGGAGACCTTGCTCCATGAGCCGATCAGCCACACCCGCACCGATGCCAATCGCATCGACGCAGATCAGCATCGGCTTGCTCGCAACGCTCAGGTCGTATTCGTATTTGATCGCCCCCGCGAGCTGCATGGTGTCGAGGCCCTGCCACACCCGCGGCATCTCGGTGACGACATAGCCACGACGCTTCACCAGCACGCTGGCATCGTCGCCGAACCGCGCAACGTCCAGCCCCCATATCTCCGGCTTGGTCATGTCCAGAGTGACGTCGCGCTGCATCGCCTGGTCGACGAGTTCCGCGCTGATGAACGTATCGCTGTCCGCATTGGGGAACTCACCCAGGCACCGGATGCGATACGCGTTGCTGTCCGTGCCGTAGCGCTGCTCGATCTCCTCGATGAACTGCTTCGTCACTCGCGGGCTGTCGGTCGCCGCCACCCGCAGCGTGAACCACCGCCCGCGCTCGGTGTTCTGCGTCCGCCAGAAGAACCCGGACGAGCGTGTCGGATTGCCGATCAGGATCGTCGTCGCACCGGCGCTCGACATAGCGCCCTGCCCAGCCTCGAACACTGGTTCCGCAATGCCCGACGCCTCGTCGCACACCACCAGCACGTGCTCGCTGTGAATGCCCTGCATCGCCTCAGGCTGCTCCGGCCTGGCAGTCCGCGCCGTGACAAACGTCTCGATGTCGGACTTCAGCTTCATGTGGTCGCTCGTCACGTCCCACAGATTGCGCCACAGGTCAGGCAGCACCCGATGCCACTTCAGCACCTCGGGCCACAACGCATCGAACATCTGCGATGACGTCGGTGCGGTTATCACGCACTTCATCGGTGCCCGTGTGTTGGCGAACCACACGACAGCCCATGCCGCAAAGCACGTCTTGCCGACGCCGTGCGCTGAGCGGATGGAAATGCGCGTATGGCCACGCGCCAGCGCCCGCAACGCCTCGGCCTGCCATGGGTCAGGCTCGGCACCGAGGACCTCACGGACGAAGGCGATGGGCGCACGGTGATAGCGCGTCATGCACGGGATGAACGGGTTGTCCGCCTTGGCGATGGCCTCCGCCCAGTTGAACGTGGGCGTTGGTTCTAGATGCGCAGGCGGATCGGGGACGAAGTTCAGCATCACTCGGAGGCCGGCTCGAAGATGTTCGGCGGTCGCTTCGACGCCTTGGACACCTCCTCTGGTTCAGCCTCGATGGTTGGAGCCTGCAACTCCCGCACCGCCTTGGCGGCCAGCAGGTGCATCAGCGTCATGCTTCCGGCGCTGTTCTCGATATCGAGCGCCGATGCGTCCTTCCACCCCAGCCTGGACTTGGTCCACCAGATCTGTGCGGTGACGTTGTTGTGCTTGACGGCGTTGTTGTAGAGCGCCTGCACGACGCGGACGTTGGCCTCGGCCTCGGCGGTCGCTAGTTCGTGCTTGTAGTGCGTATGCAGCGTCTGATCGTCGATCTGCATCACGGCGCAGATGTCTTTGATGCGGAAGCCGAAGCCGGCCATGACCATGACCTGGCGCTTTTGGTCATCGGTCGGGCGGTATTTAGGAAAGCGGGACATGCGGCGTTCCGTCCGGTTTGGTTGCGGTTTGTCCTGTGAAGTTCTGCCAACGCTGGATGGTAACGTCGCAGTATGTTGGGCTGATCTCGATGCAATGCGCGGCGCGTCCGGTCATCTCTGCAGCAATGATGGTGGTGCCGGAGCCGACGAACGGGTCGTAGACGGCCTGGCCTGGGCTGCTGTTGTTCTCGATCGGGCGGCGCATGCACTCGACTGGCTTCTGGGTGGAATGCGATGTGTGACCATCATCCACGTTGCCCTGGGTGCGGTGCATATTGGGAATGTCCCACAACGTGCTCTGCTTGCGATCGCCCATCCAATGCGCGGTCTTTCGCGCGGCATACCAGCAGGGTTCGTGCTGCCAGTGATAATGACCGCGACCAATCACCAGCGACGGCTTTGCCCAGATGATTTGGCTCCGAATATCAAACCCCGCGGCAACAAGGCTCGCCGCGACTTCCGACGCGTGAAGTGCGCCATGCCAGATATATGCGACATCTGACGGTGATAGGAGCCAAGCCTCTGACCAGTCGGCACGCTTGTCGTTCGTAACACGCCCCTCGGCGCGAGTTTGGTGCTCCTTGTTCAGCCCGGCGTTCAGACGCCACTCGGGATCGTAGTCCACGCCATACGGCGGGTCGGTGACCATGAGGTGCGGCTTCACGCCGCCGAGCGCCAGCGCCACGTCGGCCTCGCTCGTTGCATCGCCGCACACAAGCCTGTGGCGCCCGAGCAGCCACACGTCGCCGAGCTGCGTGACCGGCTCGGCCGGCGCTTCCGGCACGTCGTCGGGATCGGTCAGGCCGACCGTCTGATCCGCGAAGATGGCGCCAAGCTCGTCGTCGGCGAAGCCGGTGAGACTCAGGTCGAAGCCCACATCCCGCAGGTCGCCCAGTTCGGACCGCAGCAGCGCATCGTCCCAGCCGGCGTTCATGGCGAGCTTGTTGTCGGCCAGCCTCAGGGCGGCCTTCTGAGCGTCGCTGAGGCCGGTCACGACGATCGCGGGTAATTCCCCCATTCCGAGCTTCTGCGCCGCCAGCAGCCTTCCGTGGCCCGCTATGAGGGTGTCTGCTTCGTCCACCAGCAGCGGGTTGGTGAAACCGAACTGGGTGATTGAGGCGCAGAGTTGGGCGATTTGCTCGTGGGAATGGGTCCGA